CGCTGGCGCTTACCTCGGCATCGAACCCCCTGAAGTCAGCATCAGCCGCGATTTCGACATCGACCGCCTGATCGGCCAAGATGTCACCGCCATCACAGCCCTCTTCGACAAAGGCGTCATCACCCTCGAAGAAGTCCGCGCCATCCTGACCCAAGGCGAAATCCTCCCTTCGATGGAACTCGGCAGCCTCCCCAGCGAAGAACCCGGCGAAGTCGAAGACGAATCCGAAACGGAAGAATCCCCCGGCGAAGAAAACGACGACCAAGAACTGACCCCAGACCGCATGGAGCAGCTCCTCAACGCGCTGCTTCAGTAAGCGATGGCCACCAAGCAGGAATACCTGACGCTTGCCCAGGTCACCGCACTGGTCAAGCTGGCGCGTGACGTCAAACAATTCCAGAGCCTGCTTTCCGGCGACGGTCCCCCAACCACCGAAGGCCGCACCGGCGACTGGTACATCAACACCCGCACCACCGAGCTTTACGGCCCCAAATCCTCCACCGGCTGGAACGACAGCCCACTAGCCCTCGGCGGCACCGGCCGTAATTCCGAACTCCTCATCAACGGCAACCTCAGCACCGAAGAAGGCGGCGGTGGAGCATCAATCACCATCGGCACCGTCACCACCGGCGACGCCGGAACTTCCGCCACGGTCACCAACGTCGGCACCGAGTCCGCCGCAATCTTCAACTTCACCATCCCCCGTGGCAACACCGGCACCACAGGCGCTACTGGAGCAACTGGCGCAACTGGAGCCACCGGCCCCCAAGGCGCTACTGGTCTTCAAGGACCTCAAGGCGAACAAGGTCCCCAAGGTGAACAGGGCCCCCAAGGTGCCACCGGACCTCAAGGCGCAACAGGTCCCCAAGGCGAAACCGGCCTAACTGGAGCAACAGGCGCCACCGGCCCCAAAGGCGACAAGGGAGACAAAGGCGACACAGGAGACACTGGCCCCCAAGGTTTAACCGGCGCCACTGGTCCCCAAGGCGCTACCGGACCTACTGGCGCTACAGGCGCAACAGGTCCTGCTGGTTCCAACGCCACCGTCACCGCCGGAACTGGCATCAACGTCACCGACGGCGTCGTCTCCCTTGCAACCTCGTTTTACACAGCCAACCAATACATCCAGGCGCCTACTGGAACAACACTCCAGCGCCCCGGCACACCCGCCACCGGAATGATTCGTTTTAACACCACAGCCGGCTGCTTTGAGGGCTACACCGGGAGCGCATGGGTAAACCTTTCGCCAGCCACTGTTGATGACGTTGGAGCGACCATTTAATTCTTTTGTTGTATACTACAAAAGTAGTTGATACTTTTGGCAGTGAAAACACTTGCTGAAGTCATCCAACCCGACGGCTCCACTCGCTGGGAGATGGTCGAACTGGATGAAGCGGCACAGGCTAAGCCGGAACCGCCCGCCGAAGACAAGCCAAAGCGCACCCGCAAAGCCACCGCCGAACCCGCTTCTTACGAAGCCCCCGAAACCACCGAAACCCCAGAGTTCTAATTCATGGAAGAGCAAGTCATCCAGGAAACGCCCGTGGCGTCTCCTACCCAGCCCGTGGCTGGAACCGACGCTCCACAACTTGATTTCCGAGCCGAGTATGAGGCTCAAATCAACGCCCTAAAAAACCAAGCCGTCGAAGCTGAGGAACGTTTCCAAGGCATCAAGCTAAAACTCGACGAGGTCTACAAAAAACAGGACGAACAGCGTAAAAAGACGCTGGAAGACCAAGGCCAGTGGAAGGACCTCTGGGAAGAGGCCAACCGCACCGCACAGGAAAAGGACCAACAAATCCTCGACCTGCAAAAACAGCTGGAGGACTTGCGCCAGTCCAACGAAAACGCCGCCATTCGTACACGCGCAATGGCCGCAATCAGCCAAGCCGGCGCTATTAACGCCGAGCAAATGCTGCAACTGGTGCAGAACAACCTTCGCAAAAACGATTCAGGCGCCGTCGTCGTGCTCAACGGCGGTGTAGAGCAGGATCTCACGACCTATCTAGCCACCCTGAAAGCCCCTGGTTCGGGCTACGAGCATCACTTCAAACCCAGCTCCGCCGCTGGAATGGGCGCCAAACCCGTTCCCGTCGGAGTTGCCTCGACTGGAGTAGCAAACCCCTGGAAAGAAGGTTCAATCAACCTTACCCAGCAGATGCTAATTTCTAGTCAAGACCCTGATCTCGCAGCTGTGCTGAAGAGAGAAGCAGGACTCTAAATTGCGTCTGTGGCGCTTCACCTAGTCCGTGACTAGGACCCCGCAAACCCCCAACCCTGGTACTAAGAAATGGCCGCACCATTTCAGAACTATTCCGGCGGTGTCCTTCTTGCGGACATCGTCAAGCGCAATAACCTCAGCACCTATGTGTCTGAGGCCATCAAAGAGCGCAGCCTCTTCCTGAAGAGCGGCGCTGTGGTTCGCAACAGCCTGCTGGACGCCCGCGAAGGCGGCACCCGCATCCAAGTCCCCGAATTCAACCCCGTGTCTCCTACCGAGGAGATCATGAACGGGACGGCCACCTGGGGCACCAGCAACGCCGGTTATCTGACCCCTCAGAAGATCGGCACCGCCACCCAGATCGCCACCATCTGCCACCGTGGTTTCGCGTATGCAGTGGACGACGTCGCAATGCTTGCGGCTGGTGAAGACCCCATGCTTCACATCCGTAACCAGCTGGCCGACGCCATCAACAAACTGAGCAGCCAGCGTCTGTTCAGCCACCTCTATGGCCTGTTTGGTGCCTCCGACACCAACAACGGTCCTCTGGGCGCCAACGGCATGTATAAGGGCAAGGGCACCGCTTCTGGTGCTACCGAAGCCAACTTCCTGACCGGCGCCACCATCGCTGAAGCCCGCGCCAAGCTGGGCGAGCGCGGCGATGAGCTGGACACCTTGGTTGTTCACCCCTCCGTGGGTTACTACCTGTATCAGGTGGGTCTGCTGACCTTCTCCACCTCGGCTCTGGCTGCTGCCGGTTCCGTGGTGTGGGGCGGTGGCGGTGTGGGCATCGGTGCCCGCAGCATCGGCGAATTCGCCGGCTGCCGCGTGATCATCGACCCCCTGGTCAACACCGTTGCCCCTGGCGACGCTGGCGACCAGCGTGAGTTCAACTGCTACCTCACCAAGTCCGGCACCATCCTGGAAGGTGTGCAGCAGGATCTCCGCATCGAAGCCGACCGCAACATCCTGTCCAAGCAGGACGTGCTCTCGGTGGATTACCACAGCGCCTATCACGTGATGGGCACCAAGTGGATTTCCGCCTCGGACAACCCGACCAACGCCCAGCTGTACGACAAGGACAACTGGCAGGCCACCTATGACATCGACCTCATCCCCCTGGTGCGGATCGTTGTCAACAGCCCCCTCGACACCTCCACCATCTGATAATCAGACCGTGGACGACTCAAGCCTCACCTTCGGGTGGGGCTTTTTCATTGCCGCTACACTGCAATAAAGAATGAACAGTTGCTGTGGCCGCGACAATTAACGCCACCTTGAGTAGCGCCACGGCCAACAGCTACGTCACGCTGGCCGACGCCAACGCCTATTTCGAAACGGTCCCCGACTCCGCCACCTGGACCAACAAGACTGACGACCAGAAAAACCGCGCCCTCATTTCCGCCACTCGCTGGATCGACAGCCTCAACTACCTGGGCGACCGCTGCGACGAAGACCAAGCCCTCAAATGGCCCCGCAACAACTACGACGTTGACGGCGTCGAGCTGGAGTGCTCCCTAATCCCCGCCCAAATCAAGTACGCCGCCTACGAGCTGGCACGCGCCCTCGCCAATGACACCGGCGCCATCACCGATAGCACTGGCACCACCGGCCTCTACGACGAAGTCAAACTGGGCGACCTCCAAGTCAAATACAGCAAAACCAGCCAAGCCGTCGGCACCATCAACAACGTCTTCGACGTCTACCCCTGGCTCCAGACCTACCTCGGCCCCTACTGCCTAGGCGGCTCGGGCTCCTTCCAACTCCGCGTCTACAGAGGCTGAAATGGCTGGCGCCCTCGACTCCCTGTTCAAGTCCGTCGCCAAAGACGTCGTAGCCGAACTTGGCACGTCCCTCGATACCACCGTCACCTACACCCGCAAAGCCACCCCCACCTACAACACCAGCACTGGCGCACTAACCACAACCAACACCACCTACTCCAACATCAAAGTTCCCATCGAATTTGTGGTCTCCGAGGAAGAGGAAGGCCGCGAACAACGCCAAGCCAAGATCTACATAACCCCCGACCTAATCGGCAACAATCAACCCACCCTCGGCGACGAAGTTAGCTTCACCTACGCCGGCTCCAGCCGCACCGCCCAAATCACCGACATCCGCACCTACCGCGGCGGCCAAACCTACCTCTTCATCTTGCTGGTGCGCTTCTAATGGCACGACGCGGACTTCGGGATATTCTTCCCGACCTCAACAAAAAACTCAGCGCCGACTACAACACCTTCATCCAGCTGGCGCTTGAAGGTCTCGCCAGCAAGGACCACAGCCCTGTCTACACCGGCTTTTTCGCCTCCAGCTGGAAAGCCTCGACTCAACGCACCAAGCCAACAGACCGCGTCGAAGACTTCGAGCCTTGGGCAGGACTCAAAAAACGCCGCGACAAAGGCGACACAACCGCCTACAAAATTACACCACGTTTTGCTACTCCAGCTTTCCGTTATACCGACAAAGTATTCATTGGTAACAGCACAAAGTACGCCGCTTACGCCCTTGAAAATCCCAAAGTTGCCACCTTCGTCCAAAGCCAACTGCGCCCACTTCTGCAAGCCAGCTTTAACGAGAAACGTGCCCCACAAGTTCTCGTTGGCACGACCCGAGGAACAGGTGGTCTGGGCTTCCTCGGTGGCCGCGATTATGTTTCCTACGAAAGGATCTAAATCATGGCACTTGTAAGCACCCGCGCTGCATTTGAAAAAGCCGTCACCGACGCCGTTGCCGCTGTCGATCCAACGGTGACCATGGTGTACGACAACGTCCCCTACACCACTCCCAGCAAAACCACCAAGTACGTGGCCATGACGGTGAACTTCACCCAAGCCACCATGCAAAACATGGGCGCCGCCTCCGATTTCTACAGCGGCATCGTCCAGTGCAACATCTACGTCCCCAAGAACGCTGGAACGTCCACCCTCTCCTCCCTGTGTGAAGCCGTGATTGACGGCCTCACGTCAGTCAACGCCTCGGGCTACACCGACACCTTTAGCTGTAAGCCCAAAGTCCGCGACATCACAGGCCCCACGCCACTGGACATTGAAGACCGCTCGCATTTTGTGGGAATCCTCTCTTGCCAATTCACGGCAAACGCCTAGTGTATTATTGAACAACTTGCACCCGCTCCATGCGAGCCGTCGAACTGCTCCGTAACAAATTCGGAGTCAGCCAGCTTTACAAGCACGAAGTCAAGTCCGGCGACGAGACCCTGCTGGAGATCTACTGGCACCCTCTGACCATCGCTGAGCGCGAGTCCATCCAGAAGAAATCCGGCACCGATGATGCTGGTGACTTCGCGCTGAGTCTGATGATCGAGAAAGCCCTCGACAAGGACGGCAAGCGCCTGTTCCAAGACGGCGACCGCGCCGCCCTCCGCCGCGAAGTCGAAGCCAGCATCCTCCAGGACATCCAACTGGCAATGCTGACCTCCGGCGCTGAAACCAAGGTGGAGGAAGCGAAAGCCGCTCTAAAAAGCTAACCCCGACTGGTACTTCATCTTCTTCCTCGCCAGCGAGTTGGGCATGACCGTTGCCCAGCTCAGCGGGCAACTAACAAACGAAGAGTTGGTCAGCTGGAGCGCCTACTACCAGCTGAAACAAGAGCACGAGGATAAAGCCATGGAGCGGGCCAAGCAGCGCGGTAAGTCCGCCACAATGCGAAGCGGGTAAACTTGTAGAAGACTACCTGGCGCCGATCTGTGGCCAATTACTCGGTCGATATTGAACTTGCGGTAAAAGGCGCTCAACAACTCCGCGATCTGACGCGGGATATTCGAAGTGTAAGCAACCTTGTTGAAGGTCTAAATACCTATCTTGAAACCTTTGGTAACGGTATTGCTCGCAGCTATAAAAATGTAAGTGACGCTGTTAATGATGCTCGCCGTGCTCTCAACAGCGCAGTAATTGGTACGGACGAAGCAGCAGCCGCTGCCTACCAACTTGTCAGAGCGGAAAAAGAACTTAACGATGTTCTTACAGATCGCGCCGCCCTCCTCAAACAAGTCAGAGACCAAGAACGTCAAGGACGTTTATCGCGTGCAGGTATACGAGAAACTACACAGTACCAAGAACCGATAGGCCCTGGTGCGGCTTCTCCAGTCACGCTGAGTAGCCGGGTTGAGGGACGCATAGAAAATATTTTGCAAGAACGGCAAGGAAGAGCAGAGCTTAATAAAGTGCTCGAAGATCAATATGAAAAAGAGCGCCAGCTACAGAACTCAACGCTAGACCGTAAAGCGCAGCAAATACAAGTCGCATTGGATGCTCAAGCAGCTGCAGCTGCCGAATCTGCTGCACAAACTGCGAAATTAAACGAGCGTCAACGTGAATTTACTGAACGCACTGAAGCCGCCGCTCGCGCAGCTCATGCTCAAACAGCTGAATACTATCGCCAGTTGCGAGCAGCTAAAGAGCTTCGAGCCGTACAGGCAGAGACGCCAGTCGGTGGTTTTCCCGTTGAAGGACCTTTAACCACCCGCTCCGCACAACAAATGCGGAAAGATATTTCAAAGTTCAGTGAAAACCTTGCCCTCGGAGCCGGTTTTCCACTTCTTTTCGGTGGCGGCCCCGGGGCAGTAGGTGGCAGTATTCTCGGCTCCTTTTTTGGCACAGGCTTTGGCGGTCAGATTCTCGGTGGCGCCCTTGGTCAAGCACTGGACCAGGCGGTACAGAAAGTCAGCAAACTAGGCTCGGCTCTTCAGACATTAGATTTAAGCACACTGGAACAAAGTGGCTATCGCGTCAACGCAGTTCTTGCTACTCAAATACAACTACTAAAACAGATTGGCGATGCTAAAGGCGCCCAAGAAGCCTTAGAGCAGGATATTTTGGCCACTACAGGCGCTATACCAGGCACAGTTAGTGGCATTACGGATGCAGTAAACATACTATCCAGTGCATGGGCTGACTTCACTGCAGCTGTTAATACGCTACTCGGCATTATCGGAGCACCTTTTGTAGCTGCTTTAGGCGCAATAATTAACGCAGTTAATTTACTAATTAAAGGTATAAATGTAATATTCTCTTCCGTCGGCGCCGTGCTTAAAGCAGTTGGAGAGTTAGTGGTTAAATTTATTGCCGGGGATGACGCCGTACAAAGAATAAACGAAGGATTAAAAGCCAACAACCAAGAGCTGGAAAACGCCCGCGCACTCTACGCTGACATTCTTGCTTCTAACAATGCTGAAATTTTACTTAACAGAGATTTGCTAAACATTGAAAAGCAGCGCACTTTAGGACGAACAGAAGCGGATAAATTACGCAATGCTGATTTAGATTTGCAAGCAGAAAAAAGCCGCATAAACAATAAATATGATAAGGAACGTTTTGAAATCAATAAAAAGTTAACAGAGACCAACAAAGACCTTGTTGGGGAAAAACTTCGCCAAAATGAAATATTACGTAGACAAGCAGTAGAAACAGCAGAAATACAAAATTCGCGTGCAAAAACACTGATTGTAGTTACAGAGCAGGAAAGAAGAGACCGTGAAACGGCTCAAAATGTAGAAAAGCAGCGCAAGGAACTGGAGCGCATTGCAAAACTGCGTACCGAACAACTTTCGGCCGCGCAAGACAATTACGTCCAAGCCAACGCTTTACTGGAACTTACTGTTGCAAGCACAGAAGAAGAGCGTATTGGCGCTGAGTACAACCAAGCGCGTGTGCAGCGTATGCAAACTTTTAGAGATTTATTTAATAAATCTCTTACAGACCAAGAACGCGCATTTTTAATTGAAACTCAACGTATGCAAATTATGGTTGCGGAACTTGATGCAGCGAAAGCACTTAATCAGGAACAAGATAATGCAGCCACTAAAACTTTAGAAAGTATCGCAAAACTATCGCAAGGCTATACTGCAAATATAGCTGCACTTAGCGAGTTAAACCAGCAACAACTACAACAAAAAACACTGGCAGAGAGCATTGCTGGAACTGTAGGCCAAACTATGACTTCCGCTTTCCAAGATCTTATTTTTGGGGCTGAAAATTTTAATGCTAGCCTTCAAAATATTGCTTCCGGCGTTTTAATTGAGATAGCAAATCAACTATTACGCATTTACGTTATTGAGCAGGCTATATCCACACTTCGAACATTTTTAACTCCTTTTTCTGGAGGCGGTATCCCTAGCTATAGCCAAGGCGCGGTAGCTACCGGCGCCTTCGGCGTTAGTAGCGGCGGTTTCGGCGGTCCTTCCTTGTCAGGCATCCCCCTTGGTCCTTTTACCGGCGGTACTTTCGGCATCCGTGCCATGGGCGGTCCAGTATCTGCTGGTTCGCCCTACCTGGTCGGCGAGCGGGGTCCCGAGCTGTTCATGCCGCGCACCAGCGGCAGCATCTACCCCAACGATGCAATGGGCATGGGTGGCGCGAACGTCATCGTCAACGTTGACGCCAGCGGAACCAGCGCCCAAGGTAACGGCGGTCAGGCCAACCAACTCGGCAAAGTGATTGGCGCCGCTGTGCAGGCAGAATTGATTAAACAACGTCGTCCTGGAGGGCTGCTCGCCTAATGGCTACCTTCCCCGCAATAACGCCATCGTATGGCGCCCAAAAAACCAGCCGCCCCAAACTCCAAGTCGTCAGCTTCGGCGACGGTTACGAACAGCGCGTCAGTTTCGGCATCAACCAAAACCCCAAAGAGTGGTCCCTAACCTGGGAAAACATTACAGAAACTAATGCAGACACAATCGAAACATTCTTAGATGCCCGCGCTACCGACGGCGCCAGCTTCGACTGGACCCCACTGGCCGAAGCCACCTCATACAAATGGGTGTGTTCCGAGTGGAGTAAAACAATCCCCTATCTAAATCGCGCCACAATCACAGCCACCTTCCGGCAGGTATTTGAAGCATGACGACACCAACGTCAATCCAAACCGAGATCCAAAAGCTGGATCCATCAGCAATTATCGAGCTGTTCCAACTGCGGCTCACACTGGCGGTTAACGGTATTGACACCACCTTTTACTACCACGCCGGCACCAACGCCCTGACTGGCAACGTGGTGTTCCAAGGTATTACCTACAGCGCTGCGCCCATCGAAGTAGACGGTTTCGAGCTAACTTCAAAGGGTACGTTGCCGCGTCCCACCATGCGGATTGCCAACGTCACCGGCGCCATCTCATCCTTGCTGCTGACCTACAACCCACTGCAGGCCAAGGTCACGCGCATCCGCACCTGCAAGAAATTTCTGGATGCGATCAACTTCCCTGGTGGCGTCAACCCAACTGCCGACCCAACCGCCAAGTTTGAAGATCAGGTCTGGTACATCGACCGGGTATCAAGGGAAAATGTTCAGCTCGTTGAGTTTGAACTGGTTAGCAGACTAGACCTCACCAACCTGCAGCTTCCTGGCCGGCAAGTGCAGGACTACTGCCCGTGGGTCTATCGCGGTCCTGAGTGCGGCTACACCGGCGGCAGTTTTTTTGACGTGAACGACAATGCTGTAGGCGTCAGCACCTCTGATGTTTGCGGCAAGCGGTTCAATAGCTGCAAGATCCGCTTCCAGTCCCAAGGCATTTCCGATTACCCGCATGGTGGTTACCCTGGCTCCCGAATCCAAATCTGAGGCTGAGCGCCACGCCAGATCCGCTGCGCCCTACGAAGCCTGCGGTGTGGTGATCCAAGCCGCCACTGGTCAGATGTACTGGCCTTGCCGCAATGTTTGCGAGGAACCGGAAAAACACTTCGTCATGCACCCGCGTGATTACTATCGGGCGTCCGTCAACGGCGAGATCCTTGCCATTGTCCACAGCCACCCGAAGGGCGGACCTGCCAGCGAACTGGATCAGCGTGCCTGCAGACAAAGCGGTGTGCCGTGGCTGATCTACTCCCTACCAACGGACGAATGGTCGACCATCGAACCCTGATCGGCTTGGAGTGGGACGACGACGGGCGCGACTGCTACACGATGGTGCGCGATTACTTCCGGCTGCAGGGCATCGAGCTAAAGGACTTCGACCGCCCCGAGGATTTGCAGACCACACCCAGCATTTACCTACGCGAGGCAGTGGCACTGGGTTTCGAGCGCGTGGAGTTTGAGCAACGCCGGCCTGGTGACGTGGCCATCATGAAACTCGGCACACTGGAGCCGATGCACGCTGCGATCTTCGTGGAACCGTGGCGGATCCTGCACCACATGAGAGGCCGCCTTAGTGCTGTGGAGTGGCTCAGCAGTTACTATGTGAGGAGCATCGCGGCGGTTTACCGATATGCAGCGGGTCTGCCTAATGGGTGAACTTGGCGAACGTTTTGGCGCCGAG